CGTCATAGACAAGACGATTTTTATGTTTGACCATCATATCACGAAGATATTGTTCCGCTTTCATCTTAGGAAGATTACCAACGTCGATGTAAAAAATTCTTCGTTCGGGCGCGCGAGCTAAACGATAAATTACAGTTGCGTCTTCCAACATACGAAGTTGATTAAATGGTTTCATTGCTTTATGTAGATGAGAAAGAACCATGCTATTTTTCTCATCTAACAATCCAGAATGAACATGGCATATACTATCAGGAGAAATTTTCACGCCCTGTGTGACAGTTCCCATATTAGTATGACCAGATTTATTATACAAATAATATTCTTGGAATGGGCGAACAATTGCAGATTTATCATTCGGAGTCGCATCGGCTCTATTGGTGATAGGAACTCTAAGTTTTCTCATTCTTCTTGGATCAATATAGCGAAGCTCTTTAATACCCTCGCGAGGCTTTTTGGGGTCGATCATCATATGATAATAGATTCTTCCATCGACATACCATCGTTGAAATATATCATGAGCCATATTTTGAAAGTCTAAGAGCGTCAATATCTTTTCAAATTCTTCTGTAAGTTTTGTTTTTACGCGAGCCGGCTGATCTAATTTATCTAGATTGAGTGTTACTGGAAGATTGCCTTTATCATTGATGACTGCTTCGTTTACAATGTCTTGTATTGCCAAATCAATATCTGGCTGTTGAGCCATTTGGCGATATTTCGTGACTAATTCAATTTCGGATTTTGCAGTAGATTCTAGATCAATATATGTGCCATATGATCCACCAGGAGCAATTTCAACTGCTCCATCCTCGTTAGGCTTTGGCACAAATGAAGGGATAGAAATGGCTTCTTTTACTTCATCCTCAATTTTACCAATTTTAAAACCAAATATTTCGAATGCCATATTGTCTCTCCAAAAAATAAATCCGCTAGTACTATTTAGCGGATTTATTTTGAGCTAATTATACTACTATGATTCTCTATACGGTTAGAATCCCAGTCGTTGAGGGAGCTACAACTTGCCAATAGTCATATGCAAATTCACAACTAAACTCTTCGATTGCATCAGTATCCCAATTTACATCAATCGCTTGAATATTAACTGGAAAAATATTAACGAATTCGTAAGTTCTAATTGGAACACCAACTTTACTGTATTGAGTTACTGTTGCGGTTGTTCTATATGATGCTGATGTAGAAAGCTGTGTTTCGCGCAAATTTGCTTGATGGCGATTAATTGCGTTGCTCCAAACTTCAAGAGCGTGACGAACTTGAAAATCTTCATCATTCAAGATCTGAGCAGTCCAGTTAGAAAAAGTTCTTGTTCCTGCTATTTTAATCCTCCGACCAAAATATGATGCTTCAATAACACTTAAAGAACTTTCAGGTATCTGTGCAGCTTTACATGTAAAATTAACTCGCGCACCAATATTCGGAACTCCCGAAGGCGTATCTATAATCACACTGAATAGTGATGGGCGAGCGCCACCTAGGGGTAACCCGGCAGAAGCGAACTCGGAAACATTAAAAGCCATAAAATTCTCCTTTTTCTAGTGTTCTAGAATTTTCCAACAACTTCGCTGAACTCTACACCAGTTCTAACTGCTACGAAATTAAGTTGTATAAAATTAATAGAACGAGCTGGTTTAATATAAATGTCTCCGATGAATTCGTTTCGATCGATTACTTCGCCCGTGTTATTTGTAGTATCACAAACAACTCTATAGTCGAATATTCCTCGACGGCCCTGAACATCACGCAAGAATGGCTCTACTAGATTTCTAAATTGAGCTCGTGTGAATTCATCATTAAATTCGAATAGAGTGAATTTAGCAGCAGTAGAGATTGCTTTTTCAAGAACAATGAATAGTCTGCGAACGTTGATACGATCAAACGCACTTGGTTTAGCAAGCAGAGTCTTATCACCAAACAGAACTGTGCCTTGACCAGGAAACGTAACAACTGGATTGACACCAGCTTTGTATAACTGATCACGTTGGCCTTTAGTCGCATTGAAAGCAAGTTTGATTACATTCTTAACTTGTCCGCGATTAAATCCGGCAGGTGAATACCATGGATCGCGTTCAGTATCTGTGCGAACCATAAGACCTGCAGTATCGCCATTCAATGGAATATAACGATATAGGTCATTGTATTTATCGTAGATATATTTGTAATTACCATCCATTACTGCATATGAAGATGATGGAAGTAGATTACGGAATGTGATGATGTCGTCCATTTCCGCTCCGACATACGTAGAATTATTCACTACGTCCGAACGTTGTGGAGAAATTACAGCAACGCAATCTTTACGAACTTCAGCAATATTATTGATAACATGTATTGCTTTCGTTTGATTACCATCGCCTGTTAATATCAGAGACACATCAACAACTTCTGGATTTGAAAATAAATTATATCCATTAATATAATCAACGGCTCTTGGTTGCGCACCGTCACGGCCTTTGACGAACGAAGCATTAAGTATAACAGATTGAGCCCCTGCGCCAAAATTTGATGCGGTTGTTACGCTCTTACCTACGTTAGTAACACCAGTCATATTTGCAGCCCACCAAACATAACGTGATTGCTGATTAATTACTGTTTGATAGTAATTTCCCGTTCCGTCAGCAGTTTTAGCATCAGACGCTTTTGAAACTTTACTAAATCTTTCAAGAACTGTATTTGCTGTTCCAGTAATTTTTCCATCTTCATCAGCAACAACAATATGCATTTCATCATTAGAAGAACCCTGAATACTTGCAGAATCTGATGTACCTGGAGCTACGTCGAAATAATTGTAAAATTCCCAACGACGTTGAACCACAGTTTGAGCAGTTATAGTATTCCCTTGATATTTATTCTGCAGTGTGATCGTTTTGCCAGAAGTTGAAGCAACTTTTACTTCATATCTATCTGGACCAGCGATTAGAATATCTCCGGCGACCAGGGTTGCAATCCATACAGAATTAGAACCAGTCGAAGTAACAGAGTTATTTGTAAACAATAAAGTTCCGTTGGCTGTGCTCTGATAAGCATTAGCAGAACGACAAACAGAAATGCGTAATGTATTACCTAATGCACCTGGATATTTTGCTACCCATAGACCAACCCCAGTAATTCCAGTTGGTCCAGACGCTGTTGAATAATTGTCATTATAATCGTCGTCACTTTTGATAATAGTATTCTTGCCATTAGCGGAATTTGTGATCGCATTACGGCCTGCTACACTGTCTGTAGACAAAGTTCCTGTGTTCGATCCGCGAATGGTTCTTGTAACATATAACTTATTACCATAGCTAAGAAAACTGGCTGCAGTGAAGAAATCAGATGCAGTATTTGCATTTGGTTTTCCGTAGGTATTAACAAGATCATCTTCCGATCCTATAAGAACTCGTTTATCTACTGGACCAGTGACCGCGTGCATCGCAATAGCGCCCTCGGTTGTGCTTACGGCCGGAATTACTGTAGTAAGATCGATCTCACTAACATTAACGCCTGGCGAAACTTGGAATGGCATAATCAGACTCCTTCCATCATTGAATAGATTTGATTTACTCTTTTATTTATAATAATCGAGTTTTTACTAAAATTTGTCGAATGTCTCACCAAATTCATTAGTATAACCTTTTCCGATAGAATATTCATGTTCACCGTCGTCTACAAATCCTGCAGGAAGAAGATCCGACTCCATTTCTTTCATTTTTTCATCAGAAAGTCTTTTTCTAATATCCATATCAGTCAATTCTTTGAAATATGGCTGTTTTGCTAGCCAGCCAAACATGACCAATCCCATCACCATATCGTCGTGACATCCTTCTTCTGCTTGATAAGAGTTTCCTTTCACGATAAAGGTAGACAGTTCATCTATGGTTTCAAAATCACGAATAATCAGTTTATTATTTTCGATAATATCTTTTATATTCGAACAACCAATTCTCTTTACTTGTTTGGACATCTTTACGCCGTATGTAGTCTTTCCTCCAAATCCACCGGCGATTCGTTGACCACCACGACCCTTAACTGAAGTGCTTAGTATATTTTCGTATTCGAGATCGATATTTAATGTATCTACAACCTGCTGACCTATATCATTAGTTTCGACAAGAAGATATGCGTCATTATAGAATCGTCCATAATTAACTAATACTTCTGGATATAGCAATGGAGCAAGAATATTTGAACGATATTTGGCTACTTGTCTGAAAGGAATTTCTGTAACATCTAT